TCGAGACTTTTCCAAGGTTTCCCACTCGAAGCATTTCTGAAGCTCTGGAGGAGGCCGGCAGATACGCCGACGAGATCGGTCCGGGTGCCGCGCAAGAAGCCGCTCTAGCCGAATAGAGAGTATAAATAAAGGTATGGCTGATCTATCAATTCAAGCTCGATCTAACGATTACTCGGATGTCGACTTTTCGTTTCGTCTGATTCCGGTAACCAATGCGTTGGCGCTTAAGAAGGATGAGGAGGCGATAAAGCAGTCGGTCGTGAATATACTATCGACTGATAGAGGTGAACGTCCGTTTCTTCCGTTCTTTGGTGCCAACATTCGATCGTATCTATTTGAGAACTTTGATAACGTAACCGCTAGCCTGGTAGAAGAACAGATTCGTACGGCTCTTCAAAACTTTGAGCCGAGAGTCAGAGTCACAAACGTTCTGGTTAATGCAAGACCCGACAATAACTCATTAAGAATAACACTGGAGTTCGACATCATTTCGCCTAGAGAAGTTTCAACGAGTGTCGACTTTGTAGTTGAGAGATTAAGATGAGCAGAGAAGAAAATCGCCTTAACGTATCCGAACTTGATTTTCGAGAGATTCGTAAAAATCTTAAGGATTTTCTCAGATCACAGGATACACTTCAGGACTACGACTTTGAGGGTTCTGCGATCTCGACGATCGTCGATCTCTTATCGTATGTGACTCACTACAACGCTGTAAATGCCAATCTTGGTATTAACGAGACGTTTCTTGATACGGCTCAGTTTCGTGGTTCGGTAGTCGGACATGCAAGACAGCTCGGATTTACTCCAAGATCCGCGGCAGCCGCAGTTGCTTTTCTTGATATTACGGTAAACGATCCGTCTGATACTGATCTTACTCTTCCTCGAGGTCATCGTTTTAAGGCTAAGATCGGCAACGAAACGTTTAACTTTGTGACCGATCGCGATTACAATACGGAGGCGGCAAGTTTCTCGAACGTAAAGATTCTTCAGGGTAACTTTAAGACGATCGAGTTCGACTTTGACACGGAGTCGAGCGAAAAGTTTGTGATTCCGGATCCTGACGTCGATACATCAGCGCTTCGAGTCGAGGTATTCGATTCAAGGACTTCTTCGGCATCGACCGTGTTCAATGAGATTAAAGAACTCGTCGACGTACAGGCCGATTCAAATGTGTACTTTCTTGCAGAGAATCCCGACGGTCTCTTTGAGATTTCATTCGGTGACGGTGTTATTGGCACGGCTCTTGAGAACGGTAACCTAATTCGTGTTGAGTATCTCGTCACAAAAAAGGCTGCAGCAAATGGTGCATCGATCTTCTCGTCAGTCGATGCGATTGAGGGTAACACCAATCTTTCTATCACAGTGAATCAAAACGCAAGTGGCGGTGATGAAAAGGAATCGACAGAGTCAATTCGTCGTAATGCTCCGTTGTCGTATGCGGCTCAGAATCGAGTAGTCGTACCGCAGGACTACGATGCGATCGTAAGAGAGAACTTTCCGAACCTCGATTCGATTAAGGTCTGGGGTGGTGAGGACAACGATCCTCCGAAGTACGGTAAAGCCTTTGTATCGATTAAACCGAAGGACGCTCTTATTCTCACTGAAGAGGAAAAGGCCACCGTTCTTGATGATATCATTCGGCCAAAGAGTATGCTGACGGTCGATACCGAACTCGTTGATCCAGAGTTTCTATTCATCACTCTCGAGGTATTCTTTAAGTTTGATCCGTCGCTTACAAATCTGACTAAGACACAGCTTGAGAATAAAGTCGTCACTGCGATCGAAAAGTTCGATGAAGAACAACTAAGAAAGTTCGATCGAGTTCTTAGATACTCTCAACTTCTTTCGGTCATTGATAATGCGGATCCCGCTGTGCTTAACTCGTTTGCTCGAGTCCTGGTTCAAAAGAGATTCGTACCACGTCTTAATGTCGCTCAGACGTACGAACTTGAGTTTTCCGTTGACTTGTTCAAGAGCTTTGGTACACGTCCAGTCATATTTCTTTCGACTGAGTTTACAACCAAGGGATTCACGGATTGTCGATTTACGGATGTTCTGAACAATGACGGAACACGAAGAGTTCAGATCGTTCGTGGTAGCGCAGAGAGTCCACAGGTCGTTGTCGATAACGCAGGAACAATCGAAGGAAGTAAGATCACTCTGGTCAACTTTCAGCCAGAGAGATTTGAGGGTTCAACGATTGTGATCGAGTGTATACCTAACTCGTACAACGTGTTTGGAAAAAGAAATACGATTCTAACGATCGACTGTGGTTGTCCTCAGTTTAAGATCGAAGGATCCGTGGATACCTTTGCGACCGGCGCAGAGTATGCAGGAGATACCTACGAGGTAGCACCGAAGAATGCCGACATATAATAACAACGAGAATAGATCGAGTCTTGCACCTCACGTAGACTCGATTATTGACTCTTTTGTACCGAGTTATATTCAGGCTAACTTTCCTGAGCTGATCGCATTCATACGTGCGTATCTTGCGTACCTGGAGGAATCAAATCTTTCCGGTTACTATCAGAACACTCTGCAGAATCAGAGAGACGTACGTCTGCAGGACCAGGAGTTTCTTCGACGCATCGAAAAAGAGATCGGACTGTTCGTTCCTCGAGACTATGAAGCCGATCCTCGACTCTTCTACGATCGTATCTCCGAGCTATGGAGATCAAAGGGCACCGAAGAGGGTCTAAAGCTCTTCTTTCGACTCTTTCTAGACGATCCGGTTCAGATTCGTCTTCCGTACGAGCAGGTTCTGATACCATCCGACGGTCGTTTTGTATCAGAAGACAAGATTCGTGTTTCCGTTATCTCTGGCAACGGCGAGGACTTTGGTGGAAAGAGAATCGTACAGCTTGATACTTTCGCAGAAGCCGTTGTGTCAAAGGTGGAGCGACGCGTCTATTCTGACGGAATCATATTTGAGTTTATACTTGCAAGAGGCACAGCTGTAGGCACGTTCAATGAAAAGAGTGTAATCGCTCTTGCGGATGATTTTGATACACGCGCCGAGGTGTATCGAACAGTAACGAATCTTAAGATTGTGAATCCAGGGACCGGATACAAGCGCGGAGACTTCATTACTCTTAACGGAAAAGAGGGTGTTACATTCACCGCTTATGTTGATACGATCAATGAGACCGGTGGAATTGTATCGGTAAGAATCGCAAACAACGGATCGGGAAATACACCGAATCACATAAAGCAATCCAACAAGACGGAAGAGTACTTTCTCGAAGACTTTCTTCTATTCGAGTACGATACGAATAATCAAGTAGGACCCAGTACTCTTGATTTTAATGTCGACACCATTAATGGATCCGATGCAGAGTTTGAAATTGAGTTTGGTTCATTCATAAAGACCGCAGGTCGTTATGTCGGTGTGAAGGGCCAACTCTCTGAGTCTATTGTTCTACAAGATTCATTCTTTTTTCAAAAGTACTCGTACGAGGTTCTTACGAACTTTCCGATCAATCGCTGGCGAGGGCCGATTAAGAAAACGGTTTCTCCTGCTGGAACTATACCGTTCGCAAATATACGAGTGACCGATCAATTAGATCTTTCAATCGATTCGTCTATTTTTTCGTCGGTCACTACGCCAGGAATATACGATGTTTCGGTGACAGAGTCCGTCAGTGAAACTCTAAGGGCATTAAATCAAGACTATAACGCTTCCGGTGAGTTTTACTTTTTGGATGACTATACAGGAAGTATTGTGTTTGACGAATCATCGACAACCGGTACGTCGTCTTCTGAAAGTACATTTACAACTGAATCAATCGATTAGGATACACTGACATGACTGCCACAGACATTGCAAATAATTTTAGAATTCGTAATGCGAAAGATTTGATAAACTTTGTACAGTCCGATGATAATCGTCTGTATGTGTTTCTTGGGCGAACCATCGAGTGGCCAGATGAAGAACAGCCGCCCGAAGCAAAAAATACTCTTGAAGAAATTCTTAACGCACGTCGAGATCTCAATGGAATACGAGAGATTGGTCTAACAGACATCGTTCTCGGATTAAGAGAGATTAATTATAAAAGCGGAGTTGTGTTTGACCAATATGAAGATGACGTAGATCTTACTGATAAAAACTTCTATGTATTGACTGATCAACTTAACGTTTATAAGTGCATTTCAAATAATAATGGATCAGTGTCGACTGTAAGACCAAGCCATACAACTTCTGATATACCGCTTGAAATTGATGGTTATAAGTGGAGATATATGTTCTCTGTTACAACATCTCTTCTTCGCAAGTTCATTATATCAGATTTTTTCCCTTTTAATAATGATCCTAACGTTCTTGCGCCAACAAAACCTGGAACAATCGACAACATTCGAGTTGATTCTGCCGGTTCTGGTTACCCAGCGAATGCAACCGTCGTAAATAATACAGAAATACCTCTTTTTATTCAAGGAGATGGAAATCAGAATTCAAGTGCAACCGTTGATATAAGTACTTCTCAGGGTCAAATTGTTTCAATAGATGAAATTACCGACCGTGGAGCCAATTATCCTTTTGCTCCAGAATCTAATATTCCAATTGCCTTTCGTCAGCTCAATGGAAACACTCTTGACCAGAGTGCGTATGGGATTGCTACCACAAATCCTTCAGGCGAAATAGCTTCAGTACAAGTTATACATAGAGGCAGTAACTATTCAGACGGTTCGGCTGAAATTGTGCAATCATCAGTTTTTGCTTATGCGGAAACAAATGAAGAAGGCGAAATTATTAATGCGGATGTCCCAGCAGGTAGAGAAGGAGAGAACTTTACACGAGCCGAGATAGTTGTTGTATCAAATGTCGGTTCTGAAGCGTCTCTTAAACCTATTATCTCTCCTCTTGAAGGTCATGGATCGGATCCTGCATCCGAACTTTTAGCAAATTTTGCTTTGATTAACCTAAGACTTTCAGGAGAAGAAGGATTTCTAGGAAATAGTAATTTTCGTAGAGTGGGTCTTATCGAAGATCCTAAGCAATACGAAGCTTTAGATTCTGATGGTTCTCCTCTTGATTTTACTGATAAAATAGGAGACGCTAGATATACCTTAACATTATCGAATGGAGATAATACTCTGTTCACTGACGGAGAACAAATAGTTGGACAGGAGTCGGGTGCGGTAGGTGTTCAGACGAATCTCTTTGAGACCGACAAGATTCGTACCGATATCGATAACTCTTTATCGTCTGATATCAAATTTGTCGTAGATGAAGATATTGTCGGTGTTGATTCGGGTGCTCAAACCGCGATTTCTTCAATTAGTACTCCAGACATTGAAAGGTATAAGGGTGAGATTCTTTATATAAATAACCGAGAAGTTGTTGAGACCCAGAACGAACAACAGATCGAAACGATTACTCTCGTTCTAGAGTTCTAATTATCATTAAGGAAAAGATTCGAAATGACGCTTAATTTTAATCGTTCGCCATTCTTTAACGACTACGATGAGGACAAGCAGTTCTATCGTATTCTCTTTCGGCCGGGGTTTGCCGTACAAACACGCGAACTGAATCAGCTTCAGAGCATTCTTCAGAATCAAATCAGTCGATTTGGCGATCACGTGTTTGAGAACGGATCGTTGGTTATTCCTGGATCCGTAAAAGTCAACGGCGACATTGACTATGTTCGTATACAGGAGGGATCGCTTGTAAGTTCTGACGACTCCGTGTACGAGGGTGCAAGAATCGAGAACTCCGCCGGAATGGTAGGAACTATCGCGACTCTTTCGCGTGCTGAAGACGGAGATCCGATCACTTTCTTTTTCACGTTTAAGACTGGCGGATCGTTCTCGCAGAACGAGACTCTTACGATTACGTTTTCTGATGGATCGACTACGACCGAAGACGTCACGGTGGAGAATGCTTCTGGTGCTCTGGGCAAGGGTACGATCGTATCGGTTGAGCGCGGGGTTTACTTTATCAACGACGAGTTCGTTCTTGTTCGACCACAGAGTGTTATCATTGAAAAGTATACGCCGATCGAGGATATTCCCGGTGACATTTCAGTCGGTCTTCTTACTGAAGACGTTATTGTTACTCCTGAAGAAGATGAGACACTTCTTGATAATGCTCAGGGCACATTCAACGAGACCGCGCCGGGTGCTCATCGATTCAAACTTGATCCTACACTCGTTCTGAAAAGTAGTCTTTCAAATCTTGAAGACTACGTCGAGATTGCACGAATCGTAAACGGAGAGATCGCACGAGAGGCTCGCGAGTCGGAGTACTCAGTTCTCGGAGACACCATTGCTCGTCGTACTTTTGAGGAATCCGGCGACTATGTCATTAAGAACTTTAACATCGGAGTCGAGCCTCACCCTACAGACGACACAAAGCTGCGTCTAGAGTTCGAACCTGGTAAAGCATATATCCGCGGTTATCGCGTCAATCTTACCGATACAACGCGTGTTGATCTCGACAAGGCTCGCACAACGGATAACGAAGAGGATGTTCTGGTACCTCTTCAGTTCGGCGATTATATTCATGTAAAGACTCTTTTCGGTCATCCCGAACCATTCACCGAAGTCAAACTTTATTCGGACTCGATACTTAACTTTACAAATAATGCACCGGATGAACCATCGACTCAGATCGGTACTGCGACGGTTAAGGCAGTATCTTTTGATCCAATTCGAAGTGGCGCAGCGGGTGAGACGGTTGTTCGTCTTCATCTGTTTAATTTTAACTTCACCGGATCCAATTCGGTCGAAGACATCGGGACGTTTTACTCTGACGTCAACTCTCCGGCCTTTGCAGGAGAGGTCGAAGAAGCTTCACAGGACGGTTCGGGTCTTACGGTACTTCAGGAAACGACTGATCAGGTGTCGGTTTATCAGATTCCGTTCTCTGAAGTCGAGACCGTCACAGACTCATCGTTTAACTTTTATAAACAGTACGGATCAGTCGTTAGTGGATCATCAGTCACGATCTCAACGCCGGAAGCGGTGGAGCAGTTTCGTGACGAAGTAACCGACTTTCTTGTCTATGTAACGAACGTAGTTAACGGTTCAACTCCTGCAAGTTCTATCGGTAATGTTGGAACTCCGAACGGAGTGTCTCTTTCTGTAGATAACAAGACCGCCACACTTGATCTTAGTAACTTCGCGATTAATGACAACGATGAGGTCGAAATCTATGCGGTGATGTTTAAGTCATCTGGCCTGATTAAGACTAAGACACCAGTTCAGAACTCGACGGTTACCACAAGTTCGAGTCCAGGAGCGGTGATCGATCTTGGTGTTGCTGATGTATTCAACATCGTATCAATTCAGGACGGGGCCGGTAACGATTTCACATCGTTTTATCAACTCGACACAGGTCAGCGCGACAACTTCTATGACATCTCTAAGTTAAATCTTAGACCAGGATTCAGTGCACCGACTACTGCTCTTACTGTTACTTTTGACTTCTTTAATCATAGTTCTGGCGATTTCTTTACAGCAGATTCCTACGATGCCATTGCATACGAGGATATTCCGTCTTATACGTCGGAGAATGGCCAGACATTTAGGTTGGCAAACTCGATCGACTTTAGACCGATCGCAAACACTTCGGGTAACTTTACGAACAGCCCTGTTCCGTATGTTCCGGACTCGGAGGGCGTTCTTGACTTTAGTTTTTACCTTCCGCGCCGTGATAAGATCTGCGTTGACTACGAGGGAGAATTTTTTGTCGTAAAAGGTGTTCCGGATCTCGAGCCTGAATCACCAAAACGTATTGACAATGCTATTACACTGTACGATATTCGTGTGAATGCCTATACATTTGATACCGACGATCTGGTTGTTGAACCAGTTAAGCATCCAAGATTCAGAATGAAGGATATCGGTAGACTCGAAGAGAGAATCGAGAATCTCGAGTACTTTACTGCCTTGAGTCTGGTGGAGCAGGATGCAATCTCTCGTGAGTTTATTGATAAGTTTAAGACAGGTATTCTTGTTGATTCATTTACGGGTCATCAGGTAGGCAACGCGAGTGAACCGACTTATCGATCTGCAGTTGATCCTCAGAAAGGTGAGCTGCGTCCGGAAGCATCGACAAAGGCCATTCCGCTTGCTGATGACGGGACTGGATCAAATACTCGGACGACTGGACCGATCGTTACACTTCCTTATACAGAAACGACACTGATAAGTCAGGAAAAAGCTACTAAGATTGAGCGCATTCAGCCGTTCATCAAGTTTACTTTTGACGGAACGATGGAACTCAATCCGCCGGCTGATTCATGGGTGTCGACACGCAGAGTACCCGACACTACTCTTGACGGCGGAAATGAGTTTACCGATGCCTTTCGTGCGAATCAAAACAGTCTAGGAACTGTCTGGGGTTCATGGCGTACATTTTGGCGCGGGAACACGCTTCTTCGCACTCGCACGGGTGAAAGAATTACTCGTACAGAAAGTACTGAGATTGAACGTATCGGCGATCGCGTCGTCAATCGTTCTGCCATTCCATTTATTCGTTCGCGTGTTATCGAGTTCGCTGCAACTGGTATGAAACCGCAGACTGATCTGATTGCGTTTTTTGACAGCGTAGATGTTAGTGAGTTCTGTGCTCCTACT